ATCCATGGCCTGTGGAGCGGTTCACCGCCAGACACCCAAGGCAGGAGCCCGGTGCGTGAATAGCGCACGCCGGGATCTGTGCGGGGGGTACCCGGTAACGGGTATCCCTACCGCGACATCCATGTGAGGTGCTAACCATGAAAGTCGAAGTCACCATTGATAAACATAAAAAACTCCCTGATGGGGCCATACCAGCGCTTGAGCAAGAATTGCGGCGCCGCTTGTCCCAGTCTTATGATGACTGCAAATTAACCATTCGACGCACAAGCAACGATGGCCTTAGCGTTTTGGGCGGCGCTGATGGCGATAAGAAACGCGTAGAGCAAATCCTGCAAGAGACGTGGGAAAGCGCGGACGACTGGTTTTACTGATTCACCTTTTGGTGGCTGGCATTTCCCAAAGCATCGCAATAAGCGTGTCCCTTTGATGCTGTCGCCGGACTATATTTTTTGCGTCTGTATGTCGCTCAGGGGGATGAAGTGGAGCTCGATATCGCCGAAGTGGTGGACATTATCAGGCAGGGCGGGAAGTTTTTAATTTCGAGTGATGGAGGGAAAATAACCGGACTCGAAAAGGTAAGAAAAAGTCAGTTTTTGCTAACGATTGAAGAGTTTAAAGAGCTAGCTAAAGAAGCTGGCTGCATTGACGAAACCGAGAGTAAGCTGCAATAATTTACCTGCCGCCTGAACAACGGCAACGGAGCATCTCAGCGCCACGGAGTGAAACCCATGGCGCAACAATTACACCTGATAAAACAGACCCAAGGAATACTGATCCCTGCCACGCAGGAGACCAGTGATTTCTTGCAATCAAAATGCAAGCTCGGCGCCGTTCTGGAGGCCGATTTTAAGCTTGTCCGCAATCCGGCGTTTCACCGCCGTTACTTTGCTTTACTCAATCTCGGCTTTGAATATTGGGAACCTACCGGCGGGGCGATTTCGTCTAACGAGCGCAGGCTTATCACAGGTTACGCCAAATACCTTGCTGCATATGGCGGGAGTGAATCGGCGTTGCTTGATGCCGCCGGGCAATATCTCGACCGGATAGCTGAGAAGCGATCCGGCTATATCAGTATTTGCAAATCCTTCGATGCTTACCGGGCGTGGGTCATCGTTGAAGCCGGCCACTATGACGCCATACAGCTGCCGGACGGCACGCTGAAAAAACACCCTCGCAGCATTTCTTTCGCAAGCATGGACGAATGCGAGTTCCAGGAACTGTACAAAGCATCGCTCGATGTTCTCTGGCGGTGGATCCTCTCTCGTTCGTTCAACAGCCTGCAGGAAGCTGAGAACGCCGCAAACCAGCTTTTAAGCTTTTCGGGATGATGCCGATGAAACGCTCATGGTTTCACCATCACGAATGCACAACGCAGCAGGCCGACGAACTGATTGCGAGATATCGCCAGCGGGGCGTAAAGGTCGAACGAAGCTTAAACCCTGACTTTATGACATGGACCGTCAGCGCGCAGCTGGTGGAGGACAAAAATCCGCCGCGGCCAGACTCTCGCTGGCGCAACAGGATGTGGGGGTGAGTATGGCGAATCTTCGCAAAGCGGCCCGAGGCCGCGAATGCACAGTACGGATCCCCGGGTATTGCAATGGCAATCCTGAAACCAGCGTACTGGCGCATTACCGCCTGGCGGGTACCTGCGGAACTGGATGCAAGCCGGACGATACACAGGGCGCTATATCCTGCAGTGCTTGCCACGATCTCATCGACGGCAGAAAGAAAACCACCGACTTCACCCATGAGGAATTGCGCCTGATGCATGCAGAAGGCGTGTTTCGGACACTCGAAATCTGGCGGAGAGAGGGACTCATTAAATCATGACGACTGAAACCGAAAGCGAACTGAGCAATATCGTCGCGTTTCCCACAAAAGAGGATGAGCCGCGTGATATGACCAACTTTCTGTATGAGCAATCCGAGCGGCCTTTTTGCCGTCATCCTGCCGTCAGCGTCAACGAGAAAGAACGGCAGGTTCGTTGCCGCACATGTGGTGCCGCAGTGGATCCTTTCGACTGGATGCTGTCACTTGCCAAAAAGGAGACGCAACTTGCAGACAACGTGAAAGCCTTGCGCAAAGAGGAAAAAGAGCGCCGTAAGAACATCGAGAAACTTATCCAGATCGAGCGTAACGCCAAAGCCAGAATCCGGAGGGCGAAAAAGTGAGCCCAGAAATTATCGAGGCTATTCGCCAGCGTTGGCGACGTCTGAGTCTTGTCCGTTATCGGGGTTCGTTCCCGGTGGCTTATCGAATCCTCAGAAACCAAATCCGCATCTATAAAGCAGGGGCATAATTGTGAAACTTGAAGCGTTACCAAAATTTTTCTCACCAAAATCGATGATGCCTGGTGCTGTACCATGTGGGATCACCGCTGACACACTCACGATTACTGATGTGATGGCCGCGCTGGGGCTCGCAGCATCAAAATCGGCAATAGGTATTGAACTCTACCTGGCGAAATCCGGCGTTCTGTCGCCTGATAATATCATCGCCTTCATCATCGAACTGGCCACGAAGCGGGCCAGCCGAAATAGGCCTCTTCTGGCTATGGAAGAAAAGCAACGGCGAGCGTTTTTGCGTGTTCTGGCTGAATACGTTTTCCGTGATTACTCGCTGAGCGCGGCCAGCAAGGTGACATGCAGTAGTTGCGGCGGATCCGGGTTCATTGACGCTGAGGTATTCACCAACAAGGTGACCTATCCGGAGGGAAAGCCCCCGAAGTGGGTCAAGGTCACAAAGGGGATATCGCCATCGGACTGGGAAGAGGTGAAAGTTGTTCGTGAGCAGGTAAGGGTAATCTGCAAAGCGTGCAACGGGAAGGGTAGCACAAAGAACGAATGCCGCTGCCGTGGCCGTGGCGAGGTTCTTGATAAGAAAAAATCTGAGCTGCAGGGGCTTCCTGTTTTTAAGCAATGTCCTCGTTGCAGTGGACGTGGTTACCCGAGATTAAAAGATACGGAGGTATTCAAGGCGCTGGGAGTTACAGAAACCACCTGGCGCAGAAACTTCAAATTATTCTTCGATAGGCTGGTGGAGTATTGCCACGTTGAAGAATCCTTTGCTGAAAAGATGCTTGAAAAGGTAACGAGGTGATTTTGCTACCGGCTATTGCAAACGTGGCGGAAATTGGCTAACCTCGTTTCAACGATGGGATATTTCGCCCACGTTAAAGACATTTAGACCTCGCCTCGGCGGGGTTTTTGCTTTTCTGGGGCATGCATTAATGTGACTATCTCTAAACGCTTGGAACTGTTAATGAATGTGTACATCGGCTATATTTAGCTTGATTTAAAATTTCACACGTATCTCTTTTTTCACAGTTCAAGCTTATGGATAAGTGAAGGTGCTTTGGGATGTCTAAGAAAATAACATTTACATCAATTATGACTGCCATTGGTACAGCGGCGTCAGTCTTTGCGTGCATTTACGCGATTAAGGCGTATGAATCGAGTAAAACCCCGACATTTCCTTCAGATGATGCATATACAAATTCAATTGAGATTTCTTCTTTGACAAAAAATGCAAATCGCTTTGAAGATTTCTTAGAAGCCCATGTTGGGCGAGTTGTATACCTCAATGTGTATTTTGACCCAGATTCTGGTCAGATTGATGTTGATGAAGAACCTGAGCTTTCGCAAGAAGAGTATGAGTCTTATGACAAAGATACTAGAGAGACAATAGATCAGCAAAATGAGGCTTTAGATCCTGAATCATTGACAATCTGGACAGAATGTTATGATGGATTCGACAAAAAGCAGAGGCCTAGTATCGAGAATCACTGTACTGGATTAACTATTAGTTTTTTACAAAACCCTAGTTCCTACTCGAGCCTTGAGTTGTTTAGGGGGGCGTATTATTTAAAAGGATATTTTCAGGTTGTGCTCCACCGTGGGCCGTATCAAGGATTTAGGGTTGCGACACTAAGAGGCGAAAGCGCCAGATAGATATTCTAATTTTACAGATGAAAGTCATCAATGGCTCGCTTCGGCGGGCCTTTTTATTTTCAGGCTCGCGGGAATCATCCTCGACGCGTGTTGTTGTTAATCCAGCCCGTGAAGCCTGACCCCTTTCAAACACACAGCGCCATCCGTCATCAACGGAGGTGAGAGATCATGAAAATGCCTGACAAAATCTTTTCGGCGGCCTCGTACTGCACGTCAGGCGGCCTGATATGTACCGGACTGGCTCAAACCTATGACTGGTTTCACGGGCTGGACTGGAATTTTATTGCCCTGGCAAGCGGCGTCGTTATTGGCGTCGCTACCTACCTGACCAATCTCTACTTCAAGCGCCGCTGGACGAAGATGTATCAGCAGTCGCTGGACCGCGGCTACGGTGGCCCACCACCGCAGGATAACTAAGATGGCTAACCTGAAAACAAAACTCAGTGCGGCCATGCTGGCGCTGATTGCTGCTGGTGCCTCAGCTCCGGTTCTGATGGACCAGTTCCTGAATGAGAAAGAGGGCAATAGCCTGACGGCGTACCTCGACGGCTCTGGCATCTGGACGATTTGCCGCGGGGCGACCCGGATTGACGGAAAGCCTGTAACACAAGGTATACGACTGACGCAGGCCAAATGCGACCAGGTAAACGCTATCGAGCGAAACAAGGCGCTGGCGTGGGTTGACCAGAATATTAAAGTTCCGCTTACTGCCCCGCAGAAGGTCGGTATAGCCAGCTTCTGTCCGTACAACATCGGGCCCGGTAAATGTTTCCCATCGACGTTCTATCAGCGAATCAACGCCGGTGACCGCAAAGGCGCCTGTGAGGCTATTCGCTGGTGGATTAAAGACGGTGGCCGCGATTGCCGGCTGACAAAAGGCCAGAAAAACGGCTGCTACGGTCAGGTTGAGAGGCGTGAACAGGAAAGCGCGTTGACGTGCTGGGGGATAGACCAATGAGCCGCTTAACCGCAATTATCGCCTCGGTAATTATCTGCATCATTGTCTATCTCGGGTGGCTGGCAATACATTATCACAATGCCGCCAAACAGCAGGAAACCCGAGCCGAAACAGCAGAGCAGCAGGTAAACACCGCTCAGGCCATTACCTCAAACGTCCTTACCACAATGTCAATTTTCAATTCCATAGCAGAGGCCAATCGGCATGCAAAAGAGCAGATCGCACTGGGCGCATCGGGAGCCTCGGCAGACATCAAAGTGGCTATTGCGAATGATGATTGCGCTAATCGCCCCGTGCCTGCTGGCGCAGTTAAGCGGCTGCAACAATACGCGAACGGTTTACGTCAAAGTGCCGGTGGTGCCGTTACCGGCCAGCCTGACAGCTGAAACGCCGCAACCAGAAATTCCTGACAGTATGACGTGGGGTGAGAGCATGGATCTGAACGTCAGCCTGCTGTCTGCGCTGGGACAGTGCAACCGGGATAAGGTTGACATCAGGCAGGCAGAGAAAGAACGAGCCTCGCAATAGCGGGGCATTTTTATAGGTAACGAGATCAAAATTATGAACGACCAGAAAATTGAAAAACAAATTGTGGATAAGGGTAAAACCGCACCACGAGTAACCCCTTCCCGTGTTGAGGCAACCATCCGCAGCGAACATTATTTTACTGCATACGAAGGCCGCCTCGGGGCGTTGGCAAACGAAACTTACGAAGCTCGTGAGAAACCGCACGACGCGGATGCGGATCTTGTCCCACTTCAACTGCTCACTTTCTGTGTTCTGGTTCTTGAGAATGGCTTCAGCGTCACAGGCTAAAGTGCTTGCGCCAGCCCGGAGAACTTCGACGCAGAGATTGGACGTAACATCGCCCGTCAAAATGCGGTGAATAAAATCTGGCTGCTTGATGAAACAGCGGCTGCATGAAGCTTAAAGCGGATTACAGAAGTTCTTTCACGAAGGGCTTCGATAGTTATTTTCATCCAAAATTTATTTGAATCAGTGAAATACAATGAGTGTATTCTATACCGATAATGTGGTTTTATAATGCCGTATTCAATACATTATCTAGGGGTGCACATGAACGAAGAAAATAAAAAAAATATCCTCAATGCAGGAGAAGGTGTTGCTGTTTGCGTCGGTGCTGGGGCTGGAGCCGGTGTTGGAGCTGCTGTTGGTGTTAGCGGAGCTATAGCTGCCGCAGAGGCAACTGCCGCTGCTGCGGTTGCGGCTGGAGCATCAGCATCCGCAACCACGGCTACTATTGCCGCCGCAGGTGGTGGGGCTGTAGCTGCTGGGGGCACAGGTATGGCTGGTGGAGTTTCTGCGATTGCCACTGCTGCTGCGAGTAGCGCAATGGTTCCTGTTATAGGATGGGCTATTGGGGGAGCAGCGGTAACGGGGCTTGTTGCATGGGGAGCATATAAATACTTCACGAAAGACAAGTGATAGGAACCCTGATATTCCTCCATAAAACTTTAGCCACCTTCAGGTGGCTTTTTTAGTGGCATTCAAGAGCCACTTCCAGAGGTGACTCTTGAATGCACATAAGGGTTATTTTTTTCTGAGAACAAGACGCAGCATGCATGCAATGTAGACAATGCTGCCTACAGCCGAAACGATGGCGAGGTTTCTTTTTTCAGGTGAAGATAACTCCATCACGCTATTAACCAGGCAAAGCATCATAACGGCTATGCCTGCCCAGCGAATATGATTCTTAATCATTGGGGCATACCTCTGTGGGTAAGCATGGTTCCGCCGACATGTTACCCCAGCCAGTTTTGGCAATTATCAACAAACCATCAACGCCAGATAGCATTACAGGAGCCATTCATAGAGTGGCTTCGATAATGCTCCCCACATCGTACAGAGGTAAAGCACATGTCCGAAATCACCGCGCCCGAGCAAATCCGCCTGGGCATTATCAAGAAAGTTAACTACGACACCGCAGCGGCCAAGCTGGCCATTGACTGGGTAGGCGACAGCTATCTGAAGTCTGAGCTATTCGCAGACTCCTTTGATCGTGTCTTCACTGAAAGTGAGATTGTCTCGAAGACCCGCAAGGCCATCCAGGAAGCGACCGAAGCGCTGGCGCTGTTTGATACCGGCGCTGAGCAGGCCAGCTAAGGCATTACATTCGGTGCATATGGAAGTGTCGTTTCTCGTTCAGGAAAGGGGGTATCGACCGATACCACCTGATACGAACAGGCCCTTTTCAGGGCCTGTTGTAATTAACGCAAACCCGGACCATGTGAGAACCCGCCGCCAGGACCACCACCATGCCCACCGCCCGGGCCTCCCGGAGGCAAAATACATCCTGAAAGAGACAGCGCACCACAGATAACAAAAACAGCAAGCATAATTCTTTTCATAATAACTCCTGAACTAAAGAGTCTTAATTCCAAAACATAAAAGTGAATATTTTATGGAGAATCAGTAATTCCTTTTTCTCCCTCACGTTAAATAGGAATAATCCATGGCAAAACCGGACTGGGGCGAGCTTCAGCAACGGTTCCTGTCCGATCATGCCGCAACCGGCGTATCACCGAAGGATTGGTGTGAAGCGCAGGGACTGAATTACGCTACTGCCCGCCGATACATCAAGAAACCCACTGCGCAAAAACCTGCGCAGAAGAAATTGCGCACTGCGCAAAAGGAAAAGTGCGCAGAAGCGCTGGTGGATGATGATGACCTCACCGATCAACAACGCTTATTTGTTGCGGAATACCTGAAGGACAACAACGCCACGCAGGCCGCCATTCGAGCCGGGTATAGCAAGAAGACTGCTGAACAAATTGGTTATCAGCTGCTTCAGAAAACTTCAGTTGCGCAGGCCATTGCGCAGCAGCAGAAAGCATCCATTGTGCGCACGCTCGGCAGCGCCGATGAAGTGCTTGAGCAGATGTGGCGCCTGGCCACCTTCGACGCCAACCAGCTATCACAGTATCGCCGCGGGAGTTGCCGCTATTGCTGGGGCTTTGGTCATCAGTATCAATGGCGTGATGCTGTTGAGTACGAAGAGAAGCGACTCGAAGCGCTTGAGCGAAAACGTCGCGAGCCCGTCGATGTTGGTGGCTACGGTTACGACCACACCAGCGCACCTAACCCGGAATGCCCTCGCTGTAATGGAGATGGCATCGGCCAGCCTTTCTTCGCCGATACGCGAAAACTGGCGCCTGATGCTGCGCTTGCCTATTCCGGTGTGAAGCTTGGGAAGAATGGCGTGGAGATTACCGCTATTAGCCGCGAGCGAATGTACGAGGCGGTGATGAAACGTCTCGGCCTGACTGATAGCGAGTTCGCCCAGCGTCTGCAGCAGATTGAAATTGAGCGCCGGCAGCTGGAGATCGAAAAATTACGCAAAGAGCTGGCTGCTGATCCGGAGGATGACGAACCAACGCCAGTTGCAATCAATATCAACGTAGTCGATGCGCGAGTGAGGGAAGAGGATGGCGATAGCACCGACGCTTAACATCCCTCAGGCCAAATTCCTTGCGATGCAGTACAAATTTAAGGCCTATGTCGCCGGCTTCGGTTCTGGCAAGACGTGGGTCGGCTGCGGTGGTATCTGCAAAGGGATGTGGGAACACCCCAAAATCAACCAGGGTTACTTTGCGCCAACGTATCCGCAGATCCGTGACATCTTTTATCCCACTGTTGAGGAGGTGGCCCACGACTGGGGGCTGAATGTCAAAATCAACGAGGGAAACAAAGAGGTTCACTTCTACGCCGGGCGCCAGTACCGAGGAACGACGATTTGCCGCTCGATGGAGAAACCGCAAACCATCGTTGGTTTTAAAATCGGTAATGCGCTGATTGATGAGCTGGACGTAATGCCCGCCAAAAAGGCGCAGTTAGCCTGGCGAAAAATCATTGCTCGTATGCGTTACAACGTGGCCGGTCTTCGTAACGGGATCGACGTCACCACGACGCCGGAAGGGTTTAAATTCGTTTATCAGCAGTTCGCAAAGGCTGTACGCGATAAGCCTTCGCTCTCAACGCTGTACGGCCTGGTGCAGGCCTCGACATTCGACAATGAAAAGAATCTGCCGCCGGACTATATCCCGTCGCTGATGGAGTCATACCCGCCGGAGCTGATCAAGGCTTATCTCCGTGGCCAGTTCACCAACCTGACCAGCGGGACGATTTACCATCAGTTTGACCGTAAGCTGAATAACTGCAGGGAAGAAGAGCAACCCGGTGAGCCGCTGTATATCGGTATGGATTTCAACGTTGGGAAGATGGCCGGGGTTGTTCATGTGTTACGTCTGGGGCTTCCGTTTGCGGTTAATGAAATCGTTAAGGCTTACGACACCCCTGACATGATCCGCATCATCAAAGAACGGTTCTGGCTGTACGACGGCAACGATTATCGCAAGGTACGGGAAATCTATATTTACCCGGACGCTTCCGGCGTTTCCCGTAAATCCAGCAATGCCAGCGCCACTGATATCGCTCAGCTTAAGCAGGCCGGCTTCAATGTGGTTGTTAATGCATCAAACCCGCCAGTGAAAGACCGCATCAACGCGATGAATGCCATGTTCTGCAATGGTAACGGTGAACGTCGCTACAAAGTGAATGTAAAGCGGTGCCCGGTGTACACAGAATCGCTTGAGCAACAGGTTTGGGGCGAAAACGGTGAGCCGGATAAAACGGCGGATAACGATCACCCTAACGATGCCGGTGGGTATTTCATTGTGAAGCAATTCCCGATCATCAAACCGACTGGAAAAGTCACCCAACTGCGGATGTAAAACCATGCCTGATATTTCAACGCCCAACCTCGACTATAACGACATGGTTGAGGCATGGGATATTAATGATGCGCTGATGGGCGGCACGCTGGAAATGCGCCGGCAGGGCAAGAAGTATCTCCCGAAATGGCCGAACGAAGATCCTGAAAGCTATAAGGAGCGTTTAGCTTCGGCAACGTTACTCCCCGCCTATGAAGAGGCTATTAAACAAAACATCGGGCGAGTGTTTGCTGAGCCGACGGTATTGAGTGAGGATTCTCCTGAACAAATACGGGAGCTGTCGCCAGATATTGATATGGAAGGAAACCGGCTCGATGTCTGGGCACAGCAATTTTTCAGCATCGGATTCCAGTATGGTCTGGTACATGCGCTGGTGGATTTCCCGAAAATTGACCGGGAGGCAGTAAAAACTAAAGCCGACGAAAAAGCCGCGGGATCCCGCCCGTATGCCACGATGTTAAATCCTCGCCAGGTCATCGGCTGGAAATCGAAAGTGGATAAAGGGAAAGTGGTGTTGACCGATCTGCGTATCAGAGAGGTCATCATTATTGATGGCGATGATTACGGGCAAACGAAAGTTGAGCAAATTCGCCATATCATGCCGGGCAAGGTTGAAATTTATCGCCGAAATAAAGGTGATAACGGCGAAAGTCAGTGGCAGATTCACGACGAGTGGGAAACCAGTCGCGATGATATTCCTCTGGTGACGCTTTATACGAAACGCACAGGCTTTATGCGCGGTTCACCGCCACTGCTTAATCTCGCCTTACTGAATATCAAGCACTGGCAGAGTCAGAGTGAACAGGACAACATCCTTCATGTCGCTCGCGTGCCGTTGCTGGTGGCTTACGGTCTGGCTGATGGCGAAACGTTGACGATAGGTTCCTCCTCTGCGACTCGTTTCGATGACCGCCAGCGGCAGGGACTGGAATATGTCGAGCATACCGGGGCTGCGATTGAAGCCGGTAAGATTTCCCTTGAAGATCTGGAAAACCAGATGCGTCAGGCCGGCGCAAAACTGCTGCGCGCGGAAAACACATCGACTAAATCCTTAGATCAGACTCACGAAGAGCGGATGCAGGAAAATTCACCTCTCTACACCATGGCAAGCTCGCTTGAGGATGCGCTCGATAATATCCTGCAGATTATGGCGGAATGGCTGGGCGAGAAAGAAGGCGGCAATGTCGATGTACGCACCGAACTGGATGTTTCAGCCCAGACGTTTGATGCCGCAGCTGCAACAGCTGTTCAGTCGCTCCGTCAGGGTGGTGATATACGTCAGGTCGATGCTGTTCGCGTTTTGCAGGCCCTCAAATTTATCGATCCGGATGCGAAGCCCGAAGAGGTAATCGACGAGTTGCGGAATCAGCAGGTCACGCTGGCCGGCGGACTGAGTAACCCGGGTGGTGCAAATGGCAACGGCGAATGACAAGCTTCAGGATGAATCTATAGCGCATGCGATATGGATAGCACGGTACAGCACCAGCGTTGCAAACAGGATGATAAAAATCCTGAATGACAGCGATGCGGAACTGACAGCCAGATTGCTGGTGGCGATGGATAGCCTGGATGCTGACAGCTTTACCGTGTCGCGACTGGAAGCGCTGCTCGTTAGTGTCAGAGCTCTCAATCGCGAGGCTGTGCAGTCAATGTACGCGGGACTATCTGATGAGCTGCAGCAACTCGCTCAGCACGAAGCAGGCTTTCAGCTGAGCCTGTTCCAGTTTGCGATCCCCGATGATGTGCTATCGCTTCACCCGCTGGTGGGCATTTCACCGGATGCCGTTTACGCAACTGCGATGGCCCAGCCATTTCAGGGGCGCCTGCTTTCGGAGTGGGCAGATAACCTTGAAGCTGACAGGATGGCAAGAATTTCCAATACAGTGCGGCAGGGTTTTCTCCTGGGCGATACGCATGAGCAAATCGCCAGAAAGGTCCGTGGTCATGCTAACCGTGGTTATCAGGATGGCGCACTGCAGATGAGCCGAACTAATGCCGGCAGTATTGCAAAAACGGCTGTGGGGCATCTTGCTTCTACGGCCAGGAAAAGCTTTGCAGATGCGAACGATGACATTTTGAAGGGTAAGCAGTGGTTATCCACTTTGGATAACCGTACATCAAAAGACTGTCGGATTCGCGACCGCCTCAAGTACACACTGGATAACAAGCCGATCGGCCATAAGGTGCCGTATCTGCAGGGACCCGGGAAAATCCATTTCTGCTGTCGCAGCGTCGAAACCTACATCCTGAAATCGTCTGATGAGCTGGGTATTGCTGTAGGGCAAATATCAGATAGCTCGCGCGCCAGCATGGACGGGCAGGTGCCTTCGGATACCGATTATCAGGGTTGGTTCTCGCGCCAGTCGTTCACGCGACAGTCCCAGATCGTTGGCGTAACCCGGGCCCGGCTGATTCGTGACGGCGGCATGTCGCCCGATGACTTTTACAACGATAAGGGCGAATGGCTGACTCTGGAGCAACTGCGTAACCTGGATGCTCAGGCGTTCAGCAACGCCAGACTTTAAAGCTTTTTAAGTCTTCAATCAGGCTGCCTCCGGGCGGCCTTTTTTATTGCCGTGATCCGGATGGTGAGCGGTGCAACGGTCGGATGACCCCGAAAAGGTAGCCACATGAAACTGAAAACAGTCGAAGTTAACGGCAAAAGCTATGCAGAAGTCGATTCCAGCGGTTTACCCGTCTACGTCCACGATGACGGCCAGGAAGTTGGTTTTGATGCTGTGCAGGCCGTTGGGAAAATCTCCTCTCTGAATGGCGAGGCGAAATCTCATCGTGAAGCCAAAGAAGCCGCTGAAGCCGGTCTGGCTAAGTTTGCCAAAATCGGTGATCCGGCGAAGGCGCTCGAAGCGCTGGAGATGATGACTAAAATCGACCAGAAAAAACTGATCGACGCAGGCGCCGTTGATCAGGTTAAAGCGGATATCACCAAATCATTCCAGGCCCAGCTTGATGAAGCTACTCAGCGTGCGACGACCCTTGAAGGCCAGCTTTATCAGGAAATGATCGGCGGCCGGTTCTCTGGCTCGAAATTCATCGCAGATAAAGTAGCAATTCCGGCAGATATGCTTCAGGCGCGGTTCGGTCAGTCCTTCAAAGTCGAGGACGGGAAAGTCGTTGCCTATGATGGCTCTGGCAACAAAATTTATTCCCGCTCGAAGCCGGGCGAACTGGCGGCCTTTGATGAGGCGCTGGAGTTCCTGGTGGAGCAGTACCCACAGAAAGACCACATTCTGAAGGCCAGCGGCAACCAGGGAGGCGGCTCACGGCAGTCTCAGCATTCACTCGGGCAGAAAACGATGAAACGCGATGCGTTTACCAGTTTGAGCCCGACAGATCAGCAATCAACTCTCAAAGACGGTATCACCATCGTCGATTAATTCTTTGCCAGCCGCCGGATGGCTGCTGGTGCCGGAGCTGGATAGCTCAACCAACCCTATATTTTAATCTCCAAGGAATTTATACACATGGCTAATACGCTAACCGGGTTGATCCCGACTATCTTCACGGCTCTGGATACCGTATCTCGCGAACAGGTCGGTTTTATCCCGGCTGTATCGCGTAATGCGAAAGCTGATGCGGCGGCGAAGGACCAGACTGTTACTGCGCCGGTTGCGCCACCGGCAACCACTGTTGATATTACCCCGGGGGCTACTGCGCCAAATGACGGCGACCAGACGATCGGCACCGTTGATGTCAAAATCACCAAATCCAAAATGGCCCCGGTCAAATGGAACGGTGAGGAACAACTGGCGCTGGGGCCCGCAGGGACATACAACACCATCCTTGCTGATCAGTTTAAGCAGGCTTTTCGCGCGCTGGCTAACGAGATGGATGCAGATCTCGCGGCTCTGTATTTCGCATCCTCTCGTGCTGTTGGTACGGCTGGCACCGCTCCTTTCGGTATTGCAGGTGATTTGTCCGATGCGGCAAATGCGCGCCAGGTTCTCTCTGACAACGGTTCGCCGACAACTGATCTGCAGATGGTTCTCGGTTCTTCGGCTATCGCTAATCTCCGCGGTAAACAGTCTGTTCTGTTCAAAGTAAACGAGTCCGGTACTGATGCGCTTCTGCGCGAAGGTATCGTGGGGCGACTGGAAGGTTTCAATATCCACGAATCCGCGCATGTTAAGAAACGCGCTGCATCTCCGGCTGCGGGATACCTGGTGAATGGAGCAAAAGCTGAAGGCGATATTCTGATTGCGATTGATACCGGCACAGGTGCTTTTGCAGCGGGTGACATCGTGACGTTTGACGGGGACAGCAATAAATACCTTGTTGCTGCTGCGACGGCCACAGCAATCACCCTGGCTGCTCCTGGCTTACGTCAGGCACTGGCCGACAACACCGCTATTACCGCTGGTGGCGCCTACACCGCAAACATGGCGTTTGATCGCAATGCATTCCTGCTTGCATCCCGAACCCCGGCAATGCCTCAGGGCGGCGATACTGCGGATGATGTGATGAACGTTACTGACCCCGTATCTGGCATCACTTACCAGGTAGCACTGTACCGCCAGTATCGCCAGGTGCGTTACGAAGTCGGTTTGTCCTGGGGCGTAGCGGCAGTTAAGTCGGCGCACTCAGCGTTGTTGCTGGGCTGATAAACAGGGGCTTCGGCCCCTTTTTTTAGTGGAGGGCTAATGGCCGGATTAACAAAAGAGCAGCGCGCCCAACGAGCTGCTGAGCAAACTGCGTCTACGCAGGCGGATAACAACGAACCCGTATCGACCACATCGCAGCTGGTGGCGATGGTTACCGATTTCCCGGCATTCCCGGGTGCGCCCAATACCGCCAACGTTCACCCTGATGAAGTGGAGAACTGGAAGGCGCACGGCTGGAAAGAAATGGAGTGATGCATGATCACTTTCATCACCGTTGAAGACGTCAATTCGATTCTCGGCGCCACCTGGACAGATGAAAGCAAAAAAGCCAAATCTGTGCTGATGGCCAATACCTGGATGAATGGACTTAACCTGAAAATGCCGTGCGATAAGGCAACTCACGAAATCATCATTCCTGACGATGTGAAACAAGCTGGCGCCTATGCGGCGCTGTCGGCGGCAAATGGCGGGCTGTATCAGCAGAAAACTGATTCGGGGGTATTGCTGAGTAAGACGGTAGATGCCGATGATGTCAGCGTTTCAAAGACCTTCGCGGAACTCGCTACCAACAGCTCGGCATTGCTTGAGTCTGATCTGCAGCTGGCGCTTGCAATGCTTAAGCCCTATGGCGCTAGTCAGTCACAGGTGCGGCTGGTGAGGGGGTAACATGCAAAATCCGGATGTGCATTATGCCGGTGACGGGCTCGGTCCTCGCGATGTGTTTGTGAATGGAAACCCGATCAGATATGTCGTTTACGCAAACCCGGCAAAGGGTGTTGTAGAGTTTGCTCCGCTCCCGCTGCGGGTTAAGCGCAATGGCGAAATCTATACCCGTAGGCTTCGCGGTTCTGTGATCGTTAAATTCCGTCATAGCGGTGGTGAATGCGATGGGTATACGTGATGAGTTGCAGACAGAAGTCGCCGCAGCATTCGATACAGACCTGCAGGATGCCGTTAAGGATTTCACTGGGGCATACACCGTTCGAGGTGCCTGGGACCCGGTGACGGAAACCGGCACTGAAACGCAGGTGACTTACTCGGGGCGTGGAGTGCTGGCGCGCTATAAACTGCGCCGTATCGACGGCGTTAACATTCTGCATGGTGACGTGAAGCTAACCACCCTGGTCAATGAGGTGACTGACAAGCCGGCAGTCGGGCATATCATCACCGCACCGGATTCGATTACGGGTGAGCTTCAGCGTTACGAGATCATCACCGCTTCTGCCGACTCTGCTGGCGCTGCGTACTCCATTCAACTGCGGAGGGTGTGATATGGCTAAGGGCTGGAACATTGACCCGGCGGCATTCGCCGGGCTGGTGGCTGAAGATGTCAAACTATGCCAGCGGACAATCGCCATTCAACTGCTGAATGAAATTGTTCAACGGTCGCCAGTAGGAAACCCGGAGCTGTGGGCCATCAACGCGACCGCGGTTCAATACAACAAAGCTGTTGGGGAATGGAACGAATCTCTTTATGCCGATCCTGCTAACCTGACCAAAACCGGAAGGCTCAGGAAGAAAGTCCGTGTTAATGACAGCATGGATATCAGGCGGCCGGCTGAGTATCGCGCAGGAACCTTCAGGGCATCGCATTTTGTAAGCATCGGCGAACCCGATCACTCCGTCCCGACCGAACCGGATCCGCGTGGGACAATGACGTTTCTTAATGGCAAAAATATCATTGACCAGGCGCCAGCCTACTCGGTGATTTACATCCAGTCGAACCTGCCTTACTCCGTACCTCTGGAGAATGGTCACTCAACGCAGGCGCCGACAGGCGTCTATGCCGTCTCGTTTAATGGTGTGATTCAGGCCTACAAATGACCCTTACAGAAATCAGAAACGCTGTCATTTCCCGAATGGCGGCACAGACCGCTATTGCCTCTGATGCGGTGGATTATCCCAATGGTCCGGTATTTGACCCCAGCAACCGCGATATCTGGGCCCGCCTCACCAACATTGCAGGACAGGCTGGCGCAATCGAGATCGGGGACGGGCCGGTCGTCCACAGGACGGGCTTACTCATCATTCAGCTGTTTGTTCCGGTCGGCTCCGGGACATTGCTTATCTCCCGGACGGCCGATCAGCTAACGGAGCTATTCGAGTTTAAGGACGATGGAAAGCTGAGTTATTTCGCTGTTTCTTCTGTGCCGGCGGGTGAGACCGATGGCTGGTTACAGCTCAATCTTCAAATTCCTTATCGCGCTCTGTAGCGCACAAAAAACAGGAGGCTCCTGTGAGCTCAGGTGCAAAAGTAGTAGCCGCGTTTATTCGCGAGACAACGCCAGGAATCACGCCTACAGCAGGGGCGTGGAACCTGCTGCGGCGTTCTTCATTTGGTCTGAAACCAACGCAGAACACCAACGACAACGACGAAATCGCTGGTGACCGTATGGCGCAGGGTGTTTCACGCGGCACAGTGGATGTCGGCGGCGATGTCGGCACACGGTTTCGCTGGAATCAGCATGACGATTTTCTTGCCAGCTGTTTCGGTGCCGAATGGGTAAATAACGTGCTGACGATGGGTAATGGTCGTATTACGTTCTCCGTGGCGACCTTTGCCAGTGATGTGGGGATCGCCCAGATTGCCCGCGGTTGCCAGGTTGGTACCTTCCAGATGGAAATCCCGGCCGATGGTGATATCACTGCAACCATTACGTTTGCAGGGCTGGACTGGGAGACGAAGGGGGACGATACCAGCTTTTTCACCACGCCAGTGGATTTAGCGGGGGCGCTGCGTTACTCCTTCAAAGAGGTCACAAACATCCGGCTAAATGGTGTTGATGGCGGGACAGGCTTCTGCGTCGACACCTTTAACATTCAGTTCAACAACAATATGCAGACTCAGCGCTGCATCGGTACCGGTTCGGCGTTCGCCGGCGCAAACATTCCGACAACCTTTACCCCGTCAGGTCAAATCACGCTGTCATGGTCAAAGGCTGCCTGGGAGGTTTACAAAAAAACGTTCACCGGCGAAACGGTGCCGTTTAGCTTCACGCTGGAGAATGCTGAAGGCGCCTATACCTTCGATTTCCCGGAAGTGCAGATCTCCGGCGACTGGCCGGATGCGGGGAGCACTGACATTGTTCAGGTTCAGCTGGATATCACCGCGGCCAATACTCCGCCAACTATTACCCGCGTTCCTGCCACTACTGGCGGTGATGATTAACATTGGCCCTCTTTGGAGGGTTTTTTTATGGAGTTTTTTATGCTGATTGTTACCCCGAAAATTGATTTAAATGGCGAGCGCTGGTTTTATCCCTACAAAAAGCCAGAAGGCAGCAAAAAGGAATTCTCGCCGGAAGAAGAATCGCTGTTCAAACTTCGCCTGCTGGTGGCCAGCAGCGAGAATCCGCAATATCGCTCTCGTAACGCGCTGGTGCGCCGCCACATCGATAAGATGGACGCAGGTTATAAGGTGGGGACAACGGATTTTAATCTCGCCAGCGTGGACGATATCGACTCTGTTGATGACCTGCTGATCGATAACGCCGCTCGGTTCCTGCTGAAAGGCTGGGAGGGAGTAGGTCAGTTAGTCGACGGCATAGAGGTTGCTCTCGACTACACCCCAGAACTTGGGGCCGCCATGCTGAAACAGCACCCGGCGCTATACTGGCTGATACTGGCTGAGGCGGCAAACATTGCTCAGGGTAAGGAGCAGCAGACTCAGGAAACCGTAAAAAAGCCATAGAGGCCCAAAAGTGGCTAAAGGATTTCGCTGGCGAGCAGGGCGAGAAAGCAAAGTGGCGCAGGGAGAAGCTAAATCTCCCACCCATTCCAGAGTCTGAAATCGATGCGGTCACTGGGGAGATCCTCAACGCTTACGCCATGATATCGCGCGGCAGGAAGTATGCCGGCATGGCCGGAGTGCCGCTCCCTCTATCCCTGAATGATATTGAGCTTTACCTGGCATCGCGCACCATCCTGATCGACCGCATTGAGTTTGACGCAGCAATACTGGCCCTCGATGATGCCTGGAGAGTTGAGTGGGCTGAAGAGCAGAAAAGACAGGCAAAAGTGAAGTAGTCATATCATTGTCCCTATCTTTTCCTGTGCTAACCTGTGAGCAAATGTTAATGATGAGGATAGGGATGTGAAAAGGGCTTTGGTGGTCGGGCTTGGTTTAATGGCATTGTTGGGCTGTGATGACAAGTTTCAAATATCAAAACTACTCCCCCCTAAAGACCCACCTTCAATTGCTGAGATGATAGCTAAGGGGAAAGAGGAAATAACGTCGGAATGTAAAAAAGGCGATGTTTCCTTTAACTGTGAATTCCTTACTGGCGATTTAACCGGGACGGGAAAGTGGCATCATACCAAGCTGTACCTGCATAACAACGGGATGGTAGATATGATTATTGACGGCAAGGCTTACTATCAAAGCGATATCAGCAGTAACACCTTTGCGGGTCAGGAGACAACTACCTTCACAATGAAAGGCGTTGGTGGCGACAATGGTGAAGTAAATATCGTTAGATCCAATGAAGGGAAATCCTTAAATTTTGAAGCCTATAACAAAGATGACAAACGGTTTGTTATGGGAGGCGTTAAATTGCAGTAACTCAATCGAGGGATGAAGATAGCCTTCACTGATTATCATTTTTTAAGTATTTCCTAACCCGCTTTATCGGCGGGTTTTTTATTGCCCGGAGATAAGGTAAATGGCAGAACAAGAATCACGGCTAGCGATACGCCTGGACAGCTCCGGGGCAGAGAAGCAGGCTGACAGCCTTGCTGTTGCGCTTGATAAGATGACTCAGTCTGGTGATAAGGCTGTAACCAGCATATTCAAAGTGACAAAAGCGACTGACGATGAAAAAGATGCTCTCAATAAATTACGAGCAGCCATTGATCCGGTTGGTGCTGCAATTGATACAGTCGGTCGCCGCTATAGTGAGCTAAAAAAATACTTCGATAAGGGTCTAATTGACGAGGAAGAGTTTCGTTCGCTGTCTAAGATGCTGAATGACACCACTGAGGAACTAAGTGGTGTTGCACAAGCTCAACGAGAAGCAGAGAAGGCCAGCAAACTGGCTGCTGTGCAGCAGGAGGCGCAGGCTGATGCATTCCAGAGAATGCTCGATAAAATCGACCCTCTGGCAGCTGCTCTTCGCAATCTTGAACAACAACAAAGTGAACTGAATACTGCCTTTAAATCGGGCGCAATTAATACTTCCCAATATGATGCATACAGCAAAAAACTTCAGGAGACTCGTCGGGAAGTCACTGGCGAAGCACAAGCCGAGCGCGAGGCTGTAAAAGCACATGATGAGCAGGTAAATGCACTGCGTCGTCTTGAGGCCCAAATAGATCCCGTAGGTGAAGCATTCCGTCGCCTTAACGAGCAGCAGCGCCAGCTGGATACAGCTAAAACATCCGGGATGCTGTCGCCCCTGGCTTACGATCGCCTCAACAGTAAACTTGCGGAATCCCGCGATGCTCTGGAGAAAACCCAGGCGCAATTGGGTAAAACAAGCCAATCTGCAGCTCAGACTGCCAACGCTATGCGCATGATCCCTGCTCAGATGACCGATATCGTTGTCGGTCTTTCTACCGGGCAGTCACCGTTTATGGTTCTTATGCAGCAGGGCGGTCAGCTCAAAGATATGTTTGGCGGCATTGGGCCAGCGATTAAGGGCGTTGGCACATATGTCATGGGTCTTGTTAATCCCTATAGCGTAGCAGCTGCTTCAGTTGGGTTGCTAACTTATGCTGTCTATCAGAACCGACAGGAAATTGATGCTGCGACAAAAATAGCCACAACGTCCCTTGGCGCTAATGGAGATGCTGCTGAGCGACTTTCACTCAATATGGTTGCTATATCTGATAAGACGGGTCAGACGATCGATGAAGTCGGTAGTATGTTTATAACGACTAATGACGGTGCGAGCGAAGCAATAAATAAGCTTATCGACGTTGGTTTTAGTTATGACGAGGCAAGGACAAAGGTAGCCCAATACAAGGATTCTGCTAATTTCACCGCCTTGAATGCTGATATTGATCAGCATCGACGGGAGATCCTGAAAATAGGTGATTCGTGGACAGCTGCAGCTATTGAGGTCAAAAATTATTACACAGCAGCGGATAAGGGTAGGCAAAACGTAGCGCTTGGTGGCGCAATTGACCCTACGATGAGGTTTATCGGCCAGGCATTAGATCTGCAAACCACGATGAACACACTTACCATTGAAGGTAATAAGGCGGTAAAAAATTCCGTTGACTGGATTAATAAGGAGTATCTGGCGGCAGACAGGGTTGCCGGTGCAGAAGCTCGGTTAAAGGAGGCAAGAGCCCAGTCCAGAAAAATTGCTTTCTCAGGAAATAAAGAAGCAATCGATCAGGCCAATGCGCTAATTGCTGTAAGGGAAAAGGAACTTGAGCAGGCCAAAAAAGCTGGGCAGCCCAAGACCCACAAAGAAAAAGCCTATACAGAGGACGCAGCAACCCGGCTTCTTGATCAGATAAACCAGCAGACTGCTGCCATGCAGTCCCAGCTGGATGCCAGTGACAAGCTTAACAGCGCGACACAGGCGCGAATCAAGTTCGAGCAACAGATTGCTGACCTCAAGTCTAAAACGCAGCTCACCGCTGACCAGAAGTCGATCCTTTCCCGTTCAGATGAAATCCTCCAGGCATATAAGCAGCAGGAGGCACTGCAAAATTCCGTAAAAACCCTGGACGATTACCGGAAAATGCAGGAACAGGTAAAGACGAAGGATGAGCGGACCAACGATCTGCTTAAAACTCGTCTTGAACTGCTGGAGAAAGCGAAAGCAACCGGGCAACTAAAACCCGGTGAATATGAAAAAACACGGGCAGATATTTATCAAAACACCGATATGCAACTGCCCTCGACGGTTCGTAATGTTGTAGGAAATCTGACACCCACAGGAGGGCGACTCTCTGGAACTTTTGAGGGGATGCAGGGGCAAATCAACGAATATGACCAGGCTCAGCAAGAGCTCCAGCACTGGCTGGCAGCTCAGGAGGAAGCTTATGCGAAGGCCGGTGAAATAACTGCCGAGGGTGAGGCCAGAATGACCTCGATTCGTCAGCGTGCAGCGGATGCAAATCAGGTCATAGAGGCTCAGAAAAACACCATCATATCTACGGCCACGCAGTCCTTGTTTGATAGCACCGCTGAAATTATGCGAACGGGGTTTGGTGAGCAATCGGCAATCTACAAGGTCGCTTTTGCTGCGAGCAAGGCATTCGCTATCGCGGACTCAATGGTGAAAATCCAGCAGGCTATAGCAAGCGGTGCAGTTAGCGCGCCTTATCCGGCCAACATCATCGCTATGGCCTCAATCGCTGCGCAGACTGCCAGTATCGTCTCAAATATCCAGGCTGTTTCAGGTGTTGGCTTCGCCTCCGGCGGTTACACAGGCCCCGGTGGTAAGTATCAGCCAGCGGGTATTGTTCACAAAGGAGAGTACGTCTTCGACCAGGCATCAACGAACCGGATCGGCGTGTCTCAGCTTGAGGCACTTCGAAATGGCCAACCGCTTGATGCAACTCTGGGGCGTACAGGGTTTGGTACTGGTGTTCAGAACGTTAACAGCGATAACCGTAGGCAAACAACTGTACACGCGCCGATTAATCAGGAGTTTCATCTCCAGGGTATTACTCCGGAGCAGTTGAGCGCTACACTCAATCAGAATAATCGACAGCTTTCCAGGCAGTTAAAAGGTGAACTCACAAAGGAGGTTACCATGCCACAAGGAGCTTTTGGCAACGCTCTAAAAGGAAACTATACACGACACGGTCCTAGGTAAGCTAAACTGCATTAGCTGAGACTTGATTAGGTAGGTAAGTCTAACAATCTGAGTAGGTGCAAGAAAACACAAGGATCTTATTAATGGAAGCGTTGTTAACATTTACATTTAAAGACTTTATAGCTTTTATGATTCCTCTTTTTATTGGCGGACTTATCTTCAACAGGAGACGTAAACGTAAGGAGGTCCGAGTGAAGTTTTCATTTCTTTGGCTTGTTTTGATAGTCGGTGGAATTCTTGAAATATGCGATGATATCTACACAACTTATTCCTATAGGCATAATCACTTATATAATAATGATACGCTTACAACCGTGTTTAACTATGATTTTGCAAAAATTGTTTTTTGTGGGGTTTTGATCTTTGTTTCTATTGCGCTTCTTCTTCAGGAGTTGCTTTTAAACAAGCAGTCACATTGACGTATATTGCCTGTCGGCGCATCGCCATTTTTTATTTTGATATGGGGCTGTGCCGAAACAATGTAAGCTCATATTAAAGTCAATAAAATTAATATATTGATAATGCTGTTTTTTTTGATTTCTTTTAGCTCTTGAGGTGAGTTGATAAATATATCGCCTTGTGTGTTTGTTTCGATTTAATAAGATTTTTATCTTCGTTAATTTTAACCAAAAAATCAGAGGTTTCTTCGATTCCATAGTGCTTTATTCTGAAATGAATACCCTCCTGAGGTTAATGGTGAAATTTTATTCGAGATACTTTACCGGGAGACTGCATGACTGATATCTACTACCCACATGACAGCCTCCCTATGCCATTACAGGAAGGATACGGATTTCAGCCTGTGAGCCCGTTAAAACGAACCCAGTTAACCACCGGTCGCGCGCGGCAAAGGCGAGCTTTTACGTCCACGCCGACGCAGGCCAGCATCACCTGGTTTATGGAAACCGATGCGCAGGGCCTGGCGTTTGAGTCCTGGTTCCGTGATGCGTTATCTGACGGGGCTGCATGGTTCATGATGAAGTTGCAGACGCCGTCAGGCATTAAGTTTTACAAATGCCGCTTCACAGATATTTATCAGGGACCGGTGCTGGTGGCCCCGATTTACTGGAAGTACACGGCGACGCTTGAATTATGGGAACGCCCCCTTGCTCCTGCCCCATGGGGTAATTACCCGGAATGGATCGTCGGCAGCTCACTGCTGGATATTGCGCTGAATAAGGAGTGGCCGAAGCATGACGCAGATTAAACGCCTCTACGCCAGCAGCGGACCGGAGGTGATCATTGAAACGCTGCAGATCACCATTGGCTCTGATGTTCACTACCTTTGCCAGGGTTACGACAACATCACGGCAACGACGGAGAGCGGCGATACCGTAACGTTTACCGCCTGTGCAATAGACATTGCGCTGCCGGCGCGCAATGCGGACGGTACGCAAGATTTGAAATTTGCCCTGTGCAATATCGATGGTGTTGTGTCCACGGCGATCCGCAATGGGCTGGCTAACCGTCTGTCTGCATTGCTGACGTACCGGCGTTATATCTCCACGGATTTTGCGGCCCCTGCGGAAGTGCCGTATACGCTGAAAATCAAGTCTGGTTACTGGACGGCGACAGAAGCGCAGATTACCGCGGGTTATATGAATATCCTTGATACAGCCTGGCCACGTTACCGCTACACGCTACCTGTATTCCCCGGACTGCGTTATATCAGCTAAGGAATCCCAATGTTCAACCCTGATAAATACCGTTCTGTTAAATGGCAGAAGGGCGGTAGAGCCTACCCGCTACTTGACTGTTTTGGCATTGTGAACGAGATACGCCGCGACCTGAATTTACCCATCTGGCCTGATTTTGCCGGGGTCACCAAAGACGACGGAGGCCTCGACCGGGAAGCGCGCAGGATGATGCTTACTCTTGAGCGCTGCGAACCCTGCGAAGGGGCCGGGGTGGCCTGTTATTCCGGATCAGCCGTCACCCATGTGGGGATCGTGGTCAGTATCGGTGGCCTGCTGCATGTGGCGGAATGCAATCCGGGAACGAACGTCACCTTTCTGCAGTTGCCGCGATTTAAGCGGCGCTTTGTTCGCGTGGAGTTCTGGCAATGACCATTCGTTTTTACCCGTCCCGGCTTCCCGGTGAACCACTCGAAACGCATGAGCATGGTGTTACGAGCATTCGCAGCTGGCTGGTTGCCAATGTCGAAAACTATACCGACCGGGATGTCCCACCGCTGACCGTTGAGGTTGAGGGTCAGTCAATTCCGCCAGGCGAGTGGGCTTCTTGCATAGTCCGCCCTGATAGTGATGTACGGCTTTATCCGGTCCCCTTCGGGCTGGAGGCCGCGACCATTGCGTGGATAGGTGTCGGTATCTCCGTTGCCGCTGCAGCCTATTCGCTTTTTATGATGAGCACCATCGATACGGGCGGCTATACCTCATCCACAGGGCGGAGTCTCGACCTGAACCCGGCGCGGGCCAACACCGCAAAACTCGGTGATGCCATTCGTGAGGTATTTGGCCGGGTGCGTATCTACCCTGATTATGTGGTGCAGTCGGTTACCCGGTTTGATGCCGCCGATCCTACGAAAATGCGCGTCCAGATGCTGCTGTGTCTCGGTGTCGGTGAACTGATTTATACCAATGGCGATATCAGGGTTGGCAGTACGCCAGCTTCAACGCTACCGGGATTCAGCAGCACCCATTACCCGCCAGGCGCGGACGTTTCCGGTGATGAGCGCAGCGAAAACTGGGTCAACTCCACCGAAGTAGGCGGGACGTCATCCGGCACCGGGCTGGATATGGCCCAGACGTCGCCGGACGCAGACGACATTATCGCAGACAGCATGACCGTCTCCGGATCGAGCGTGACGTTTACGGGGCTGGATACGGATGATGATGACGATAATGACGAGAACGATAACGCACTGCCGCCCAGCTGGGTCGCTGGCGCCGTGGTCGAACTTAAAGCCCCGGCGAACTACCAGATCACCACGGCGGCCGGATACAGCGTTATCGCAAGCCCGCTGCTGACGGAGATCGCGCCGGTAGTAGGTATGCCGGTGACGCTGGGGTTTAACTCTGTCGATTACGATCTGTTTATCGCGTCATATACCCCCGGTCAGGCTGCAGTGCCCGGCACCGGGGGGAGTGCGGCAAAAGTCCAGGCCAGTGCGGCCCCGACCACCTACGATTTTTCGACCAGCTCCAGCACGTTCACGATCACCTGGCAGGGGGTTACCTACCCGGTGTCGCTGGTGGCTAACTACGTCTCGATGTCGGGACTGCTGGCGGCCATCACCGAGGGACTCACCGGCTCCGGCCTGGTTGCGCAGGACAACGGCGGCAGCGTACTGATAACCGAGTCGGCCAGTCCGTTCGCGGGTGGGGAGATCACGTCCTCTTCGCTGCCTGCAGCTGTTTTCGGTGATGCCCCGGTTTACACCTCCGGCACGGCATCAACCGGCGGCAGCCCGGCGGTAACGGCGAATGTGACGCTTGCCTATAACAGCGCCACGGGAACGGCCTTTTCCGGCATGCCGGAGGGGGTGCAACGGCTTTCACTTGCTCACCGCGGGAATGAGTACCGCATTGTCTCTGCCGACGGCACGACGGCGACGGTGGCGCGCCTGGTTAACGGTGCCGTTGATGAGTCATGGCCGGGTTTCACCGCCAGGACGATGATTGACTATGAGGCCACTGGCCTTAACGACACGCTGAGCTGGCTGGGGCCGTTCCTCGTATGCCCTGAAAATGAAGTAGTGGATGCGTTCGAGGTGAATTTCTCCTTCCCGAACGGCATCTGTGGCTTTGACAGTAAGGGCAAAAAACGGATCCGCCACGTGGAGTGGGAGATACAGTATCGCGTCTACGGTTCCGGATCGGGGTGGGTGAGTCACCAGGGCGAGTATGCGCTGAAAAACGTCAACGGGTTAGGTTTCACTGAGCGGATCACCCTCAGCTCTCCGGGGCTGGTAGAGGTTCGCTGCCGTCGGCGCAATGAGCAGGGCTCAAACAACGCGCGAGACAGTATGTACTGGCAGGCACTGCGCGGGCGACTGCTGACGCGCCCTTCATCCTATCCCGGCGTGTCGCTGATGGCGGTGACCGTTGAGACGGGCGGGAAGCTGGCGGCGCAGTCGGACCGCCGCGTAAATATTGTGGCCACGCGGGCCTACGACTCAGGAACGGCCAGAACCATTTCGGGAGCGCTGCTGCATGTCGCGAACTCGCTGGGACTGGAGATGGATGTCGACACCATCAACGTGCTGGAGTCTGCATACTGGACGCCACGCGGCGAGTATTTCGACTTTGCTACCGGCGACAGTATCTCAGCGCTGGAAATGCTGCAGAAGATAGCCAATGCCGGGAAGTCACGTTTTCTGCTGAGTGATGGCCTGGCGACGGTCAACCGTGAGGGGATTAAGCCCTGGACTGGCGTGATCACTCCGCATGAGATGGTGGAGGAGCTGCAGAGCGGATTTACCGTACCGTCCGACGATGATTTTGATGGCGTCGACGTGACATACATCAACGGGACTACCTGGGCGGAGGAGACCGTTAAATGCCGGACGCCTGATAATCCCACGCCGGTGAAAATCGAGAACTACAAACTCGATGGGGTACTGAATCAGGATCACGCCTACCAGATCGGCATGCGTCGCCTGATGAAATACCTGCAGCAGCGGGTGACGTTTCAGACCACTACCGAGCTGGACGCGCTGTGCTACAACACGGGCGATCGCATTGTGCTCACGGATGATATTCCGGGTAACAACACGATTTCCTGTCTGGTGGAGGCGATGACAACGGCTGGTGGCGTGACAACGTTCACCGTTACGGAGCCGCTGGACTGGTCTTTCGAAAATCCCCGAGCGCTGATCCGCTATCAGGATGGCTCTGCATCCGGGCTGATGATGGCGAGCAGGGTGGGTGATTTTCAGCTGTCAGTCCCGCACCTGAGCGAGTTTGATGACCCGATGAAGGTTGACCTGTCGTCGGCAACCATCGAGCCGATCCGCCTGGTGTTCTGCGGCTCAACGCGCCACGTCTACGACGCAATTGTAGAGGAGATCGCTCCGCAGTCTGACGGAACCTGCCAGGTCACCGCTAAAGAATACCTCGAATCGTTCTATGCCTACGACGAAGCCACATACCCCGGCGACATCGCGTAATACCCCATAACAACCCCTAATTAACTCTTTTCGCTCAAACCCTCGTTTGGGCGAACGCCTTTTTTGGAGCAAAAACATGGCCGAACTTAACCCGCCGTTGGGAACGACGACGCCTGAAATCTTCCTGGATAACGTCAAGCGCGCTGACGAACTGGTGAACGGTCCGGCCGGAACGATTAACGATCGCGGCGGTGAACCACTCGATACCTGGCGCCAGATGATGGCGAAAAACGATGAGGTCAGGCAGAACCTGATCCCACTCAGCAAGCAGTATGCGACGCTGGCAGCGGCCCAGGCGGATATCGCGAATATTCCGGTAGGATCGACCACGTATTACCGCAGCCCGGACGATAGCGCGCTCGCAATCGAGGTGATGAACGTTGCCGGGACGCTGCAGCCTACCGGGCGGAAAATGCCATCTCAGGTGGCGATTGATAACAGCATTCTTATTTCAGCCAGACTTGCATCAGATTCTGCCGCACGCCAGGCGCTGTTACATGGCATGAGCATGCCGGAACGCCGGGCACTGGCCGCAGACTTTAGTCAGTATCTCGGCCAGTTTGCTGCAGGTGGATCGTCAGTACTTAATGGTTCTGCGACCTGTGCTGACATGACGTTACTTAACATACAGTCATTTTCGACATCCTTTGCTACCGCTGCGTGTATTTTGACGATTACCGGTGCAGGAAGAACATTATTCCGGCGTGGATTTTTTAACGGTGAATCCCTTGCCGATGGTGTGCTGAGCACTCCTTTTTTTGATGTATCTGTTCGTTCAGCATTGATCAACAGCGTCACCGGTAACAATTCCGCAGCGACCTGGGTACTGGAAGGCACAATGCGCCTTCCCCGAGCATATTCCACATCCGAATCCAGGGTATTGCGTGACAGAGAAAATCGTATTGCTGTGGGTATTGCCTCCGCAGCCTATACCTATACCGCTGATACCATTACTTTTGATGCCGCTACAGGTGTTGTTCGTATCGTCGTGGCACAGGGGAAAATGACCAGCGCAGGGTTTGAGAATACGGCTGCCGGTGCCCAGGCTTATTTCTGGCAAACCTACGGGGACCTGATACTTAGCCAAAAATCGACCGTGACGCAACAACTTCCGGAATACACCCTGTTTTTTGCCGAACCCGGAAATATCACGGTGGCAACAGATCAGAACTGCACCGCTACCATTCAGATCACTAAAAAACTGGTACTGGATACCGGCGCAATGCTGGCCCGTGCAGTAGCGGCCGATCTTCGTTCGCAGAATGCCCGATATGCTACCGATAAATACAGGGACCTGGTTACGGCCCTCAAAGACTATAAATACCACCTTGGGGCAGTGGGTAACTATGGTTCATCCGTCAACTTCAGCGCCAATTTCGCCGGTGACAGTATTTTCAGCCTCGATAAATTATCGCTATCGGCGAATATTCGCCGGGCTGTTATGAGTCTTGTCGATGCAGCAGGTACAGCTTCAACTGTCACTCTTCTGGAAGGTGAATCTATAACCGGGCACACCATTAATTCGCCCTATGTCGACTTTGTTCTACAACCTGTCGGAATCTACAGCCTGTCTGTCAATACTGACACGGGAAGAACGATATTTAAAATCCCTGTCACTCTTCCGGGAGCGCTGCCCGCTGATTCAACCCGTATCATCCGTGACAGAACCGACTATTTCGGAGCCTATACCCCCTCCACCCTGTATAGCGGAACGACAAGGGGGATTACCTATGAAGCGGCAACCGGCAGTCTGATTATGGCTGTCATGAATGCTGATGTCGTCCTGGCGGGATATGCACTTACCACTGCCGGTGTTATTCAGTATGTCACTGAGAAACTCGCTGGATATGTTTTCAGCCAGGTAAGCGCAACCGTTGCCACCCGGCCTTTCAGTAATCTTTTCCGGGCCAGTGCCGGGGCGGTTTCACTGACCACCGATACGGCTGTCACTCTGACAGGAAATTTCTACGGAGCGAAAATGTCTTCTGATGGTTTGACGACTTACCAGCGTTATGAGGCGGTGGTAAAGAACAACAGTGGCTCTGCAACCGGTCTTCGCCCTGTCAGGGTGAAATGCAAGTTCAAGGCAGGCGAAGTTCCAAACGACAAATGTATTGTGGTGACGGATATCGACGGACAAGTCTATCCCTGCCAGTGGGCCGGGGAGCCGGACTTTAATCCCCGCCGTGGTCGGACCCTGAGTTACTGGGGGGATGATTCTCTTCGTAGCGGTGAACTGCTTATCTTGGATAATCTTGCCGCCGGACAAGCTAAAAAGTACATCATCAAAGCATTCCCGACAGAGCAGACAGCATCATCGGTAAATCACACCGTTCAGGAAACGAGCACGAGTTTTCTGGTTACAGCGGATGATGGAACCCAGGTCCGCTTTGACAGCATCGTAGGATGGCTCCCTTACAAGCTGAACAGGGACGGCATGACGTACACGGCAATTTGCCAGCAGCTGCTGATCAGGCTTTCAGCTGGCGCCTGGTCTATCTTCGCCGTGAATTATCAGGATGCAAAGTACACAGTCATCAGTGACGGGCCGGTGTTTACGGAAGTCGAAACCACGTTTACGAATGGTGTGGCCGGGGATAATCAGGAAATATCGGCGGGTTTGCTGAAATTCACCTACCGTACGAAGATTTTCCGTAATGGTTATATCCAGATTGATACGGCGGTGCGACTGACGACGGATATGGCTGCAAACGTACTTTTTGGGTGCATGACCCGGCTTCAGCTGAATTCGACGGCAACCAAAAACATACGTAACGAGTACAACGCCATCTGGGCAGACAACGCTGTCTCCCGTTCCGTATCCATCCGCTGGGCAGGAGGGGATGTCATCCGTGATGAGGCAGAGAATGCAACGCTGGGTAACCGTCCGCCGGTGGCAGGACTGACGGCAACGACTTCCTACCTGCGGTTTGACGGTGGCTGGCAGGCTGGCGCTATCTATGGTTCAGCTAAAACAACCCTGGGCGCACCAAAAAACTGGACGTGGACCGTCGGCTTTAGTGTCCATCTGAATGAGCCGGTTACGGACAATGTTGCACTCTCCGATGTCGAACTGAATCCGGTTGTTGGGTTTGCTGCCCGGTCTTCCGTGTACCCCCGCGTTCGCCAGGCGGCATTAATGTCGCGGCTGGGAAATATTGTCTGTGGGCTTTCTTCATGGAATGACCACGACGCCAGCGCAACGGACAATGCGAATGGGGCATTCAATACCGTCACGGGGGATATCGTCCGGCTATTGCACCTGCGCACAGGAACGTTTGCGGGCGTTTACGCAAAATTTCAGTCCTGGGCTCTGGCTCAGTACGGTGGCGCGGGTATCGCCAGTATTCACCTTGGCGCGCCTGAGGCTTACCAGTCTCTCCAGTTTGCCTCCAGGCTGGTTCTGCCACAGTTATGGTGGCTGTATCAGCTGGCAGTGCAGGAAGGGGACGCAGCAAAACAAGCTGAGCTGAAAACGGCTATCGACAGGATGGCCGCCGACTGCTACACCGCTTTCGGCGCAGTAGGCAAGGCTAACAGCAACTTCTATGCGGCGGCGTTCCGCGCCTGGACGATGGCGGTGGCCACCGGTACCGACCCGGCAGGGAACTATACGGCGGCTATGGATATGGTTGACGGCCAGTTCTCCAGCCCGACGTATTTCGCCGGGGTGAAAAACATCATTACAGATAATGTCGTTGAGAACGTGCCGAAGCGCATGTACCTGCACTATCAGATGTATGCCTGGAATAATTATCTTGTCGGGTGCCGCATTGCCGGTCGTACACCCGTGCTGGATATGACGACATTTGCCCTGAACGCGATTTCCGGTTATGGCGGGCTGCGGGAGATTGACTACTGCACCGCAGAATCCCGGCGCGGGGTACCGTCAACGGTGGCCTTTATGCTGTATCCGCTTCTTCACTCGGGTGATAACTCATGCCTTGAAGCTGCGGAACGCATGCTTGATGCGTTTGACGAATACGGCGGAGCCAACACTAATGGCCAGATAAAATTATGGGATCTGGATTATTACTCCGTTGTGTCAACCAGCTTTTCAGACTATACATTCGCCTGCAATATTATGGCTGACGTTTGGATGCAATTCTGGAAAAATAATGCTGGCTAAATTTATAAGCTGAGTCATACAGAAATTGAGTAAGTTTTTTATGGAATAAAACCACGGATGGTTAATCGCTCTAATAAGATAGCCTTCCATGGCTATTTATTATTATCCTAACTGTCGTTGGCGAAAATACTGATCCAGCCAGACATCAGAGAAGGTCGTTGCGCAGAACGGTATATCGGTTGTGGCTACAGTACTTCCAGCCTGATAACCATCGAAACCGAAATAGCGCTTGGGTAAGCCGGATTGTGGTCCATATTCAGAATTGAACAGATCCAGAGATGTCAGCAGTGCATTCATCATCGAGGGCCTTCCGGAGATCATCATCGGGTATGCAGCAAACGTGATGGTGTTAAAACTGCCCCGCCGGCTTTCCGATGCGCAGTAGTCAATCTCATCAAATCCGCCCAGGGCTGACGACGACATGAGAATAAAGTTATCCATGTCGAAGGCAGATTCCCTGCCAGCAGCTGTACACCCCAGCAGGTAATTGTTGTAGGCAAATACCTGATAATGCACCCACCAGTTAGCCGACAGCACGTCTGATGCTCCTTCCTTGAGGATGTTCTGGGCATACATAAACCCGGAACTTTGCATCAGCAGAGACTGAATCCCATTATAGGTTGCCAGATAAGCCCCTGCAGCGTCCTGCCCGGACATGATCCCCAGCGCAACAATCCTCAGTCCTGTGGCATTGCTGTTCGAGTTACCTTTCCCCGCAACTGATCCCTGTAGCCCGACTCCGCCATTAGCGTTGTAGTAAGTCACTATCGCATCGGCAAAGCTTTTTATCGCTACGGCAGTTTTATCCCTGACAGTCGTGTTTCCTTTCAGAACCGCAACCTTATAGAGCCAGTGCAGAACCGGAACACTGATGCGGGAAGCGAACTGCAGAAGATGCCCGCCATTTAGATAAGAAGCCCCAATATTTGCCAGCACAGGTACCCCGAACGATTTCACGACCGTTTCAAGTTGTGTGTAAATTCCCTCCAGCGTCCCGAGGCCGTCTTTCAGATATCTGACAATCTCATACGTTACCGGCGCATATTTAAACGTACGCGTATCTCCCGGTCCGCCTTCCCACTGCCGGGCATCACCGGAATACCACCAGTCCATCGACCCGTCCAGATGCAGTTCAATTTCGCGGAGTGCCCGGCGGACCTGGGTAGATGGATATGATGACTGTCCAAGGAAACCAACCGGACGATTCAGCACCCTGGAGAACACATCCCTGGCTGTTGCTGAAGGTGACCTCATGTCAAACCAGAACTCGCTTGTCCAGGCCCAACCTTTGTTGACCGGCCAGGTAATAAAGGAGTTGTGGTCCTGGGTCTGATATTTCCAGCCAGCATACAATCTCACGGAAGAAGATGACGGGTTACGAACTTCCAGCATGGTAGGACGTGTCGGTCCATATGTCTGCCCGTCACGATGTACATCGCCGTTCGCCCTGACTGCTGTCACCGCCCATTTATCGCCGCTGGTCGGGTCTGTAAAAATAACTGATGCGGCCTGTGGGTCATACGGATACGCACCGTCCCCGAAAGTCAGTCGCGCGATGACCCCAGACAGGGTTGATACCGGCAGAGCAACTTCCATCGATGACACCAGGCGGATTTGCAGTTTCCCGTTACGAAAGAGACGGTAACGCATCACTGCCCGTACAGCCTGGGAAGGAACGTTATCAATGGGCAGATTCCAGGAAACCACCTCAATCTCGACAAACACTGGTCCAGTATTGATCAGTCGAATGGATGAAGCCCCCTGAAAACCTGCCTCCTGGTAAGCGCCGGAAGCCCATGTTGAGCCACTCAGATAGGCGTTAAGCGTGATGTTGTGAACGGTCCCGTTGGGGTCAGTGATCGAGGCAAGTGCCCATGCCCCGGCAGCCACTACACCGGAATTGGTGAACGTCAGAGTATAGCCATCAAGCGTCACTGTACGCTGTGTCGCTGATGGCACAGTCAGCAAAGGGCTTTCAGCATAAGATTTTCTGGCCGTGGCGTAAGCTTTCAGCTCAAAGAACCGGGTTTCTCCCGCCGGAACAGAGGCCAGCGTAAAGACAGAGCCTGCTGCCAGGGAACCATCAGGATGAAATCCCGGCTGTGAGCGCTGACGCGGGTTTGGATGCTCCGTGCCTGAGAACTGGCAATCGTACTCCAGCCCGTTTTCATCCGTCAGAACCAGACATTCCTGAGACGGTACTTTTCCCGCAGGGAACCGGACTTTGAGTTCTACGGGGTAGTTAAGATAGTCCTGCGTAGTGGCATTTTTAACATCGCCGGTTACGCGGACATAGTCGCCGACGTCGGCCCCGTTCACTGCATCCTCTTCGTAGACCCGGAGTATAATACCGTTCCTGTCACCAGAGGAATTCAGATGTTCAATACTAAGCGCGCCAGCAGGAACCCTCAGAGCCATAATGTCCTGCAGGTCACGGGTGATCTGCCATGAGGCCGTTCTGTAGGTGAATACTGAATTGCGAGACAGCCCGTAAAGATAATTGAAAATCGCTGACGGACTGAACAGAGGTACCCCGGCGGCATCAAGCAGAGTAACAGGAACCGAAAACTGCAGGCATCCGTTTCCCTTATACCCACCCAGTGACGTGACAATATCGGTCCGTAGCAGCGCTGATTCATTCCCGGTGACATAGCTGAACTGGCCCGCCAAATCGACACAACCGGGTACGCCAGTGTTAGTCAGTGTCCATACGGCGCCATCCTTTTTGATGAATTTCGCGATAACCATCACCGCACCAGGAAACCAGGACGTTGAAGTTACCGAGACACCATCAGTGTACCGTATCTCTACCCCCTTAAGCTCATTCAGTCGATGTGCCTCACTGAATCCCTGAAGGATACCATTCTGCAGCAGTGACTGATTGGCAGGTACAATGCGCCTGCCAACCCGCATGCCGTTAACGCTGAAAGCGAGATCCACCATGCGCGGGGCATACTGATTATCATCTGCACTGGTTGACTGAATGGTATCAATAACGACAAGGCGGTTTTTATCCGAATATCCAGGCAGGCCGAGGAGCGGCCCGTTATACACAAGGCGTGAATAGCGTTCGTTCAGCGCCAGATCTTTTGCTACCGCGGCTGAAACTGCATTGCTGTGTAAAACTTCGGGAACCTGGTTCATTTCCCCGGAATTCATAACAGAAAAAGCAAAAACAAGACCTGTACTGGCATCAACTGTCAGAGTACCTGGGGGAACTGAAAACAGGGATGCCGTATGAATGACTTGCGTAGTGGTTGAAGCATAATAAAAAACCTTCTCGGGCCACATCGACTGCAGATAAGCCTGGACGCCTGCTGGGGTTGCCGGATATCCGGCAGCGCTCAGTTCAGTGCGAGGAATAGTGACCTGAAGATAGGTACCGGAGGAATGCAGAACCACGCCACGCAACGCTGTTGTGGAGCCCTGATCAGCCCGTATAGAAGCAAAGTCATGTTCCGGATCGAACGCGGTGTACTGTGATGTCGCAACAACGCCATCACCAACGACCGGAAAAAAGGCTGCACGGAGAACATTCGCTTCCACAATGACATTTGATACTGTCATTTCCTTTAGGTGCAGGGGATTATAATGTGTGGTTATATCCCCGTCAGTTAGCGTCTCTCCTGGGAAAAAATCCCTGCTAAAAAACTCGTTGGTACCTGCAGTGAGTACGAGTTTTGCTGAGGTATCCCCCCCAGCAGTAAGAGACGCAGTTCGCAGCTGCCCAACAGCCTCATCAGATAACGACCAGCTTCCAGATGCCGTAAGTGAAAGAGCTTCTGTCAGTGTCAAACGTGAAAGCGTTTCTGTTATCTCAACAGATTCTTCAAGGGCATGTGCAATTTTATCCAGTTCTGCCTGAGATGGCATTTTCCGCCCGGTAGGCTGCAGCGTCCCGGCAACGTTCATCACCTCAACTGCAAGAGCGCTGTCATCCGGGCTGCGGTAATACGTGGTCGATCCTACCGGAATATTCGCGATATCCGCCTGGGCCGCTGCCAGCGTCGCATACTGCTTGCTGAGTGGGATCAGGTTCTGCCTGACTTCATCGTTTTTCGCCATCATTCCGCGCCAGGTATCCAGATCATCGCCAGCGCGATCTGGTTCAGTCAGCGCAGACCCATTGACCAGCTTATCCAGGCGCTCGGCATTATCGAGCAGCACAGCGGGAGACGTACTCCCCAGCTCCGGGTTAAAGGCCATGTTTTTTGCTCCAAAAAAGGCGTTCGCCCAAACGAGGGTTTGAGCGAATGGCCGCTGCTTTTTACAATCAGCTATTTCAAGGAGTTAGAGAGTGCTGATTGGCTATGCGAGGGTATCAACCGGGGATCAAAACCTCGATTTACAGAAAAACGCGCTGATTCGCGCAGAATGTGAGCTGGTTTTTGAGGATATGGCCAGCGGGAAAAATGCCCGGCGGCCAGGGCTAAAGCGCGCCTTACGGCGGCTGCGAACGGGTGATGTGCTGGTGGTCTGGAAACTGGACCGGCTGGGCCGCAGCGTGCGTGATCTGATTACGCTCGTGTCGGAGTTGCAGGCTCGTGGGGTAAATTTCCGCAGCCTGACCGACAGCATCGATACCAGTACGCCTGCAGGCCGCTTTTTCTTCCACGTCATGAGCGCCCTGGCGGAAATGGAAAGAGAGCTGATTGTCGAGCGTACACGAGCGGGTTTAGCCGCAGCGAGGGAGCAGGGGAGAGTCGGCGGCCGCCGCCGGGTAATGACTGAAGTAGTGGTGGAGCGGTGCCGCAGAATGCTGGAGAACGGCGCTACCCGGCACCAGATCGCAGATGTGATAGGGGTGGGAGTGAAGACGATTTACAAATATTTGCCAGTACAATACAGCGATAAAAAATCCCCTTGAGCAGGCACACTCAAGGGGAAAATACTACATAACATCATTGCTGTGTGCGTCTTCGCACACGCCTATCTTCTAAGAAGGCGCCCAAAGCTTCCAGATATTTCTGGTCTGAGTTGTTACATCATGGAGGAGGTGCCGATGTGATAGGTTAAGAGCGAAGACGGTTTGTAAGTACCTTCCGAAGTCGAGGAACAAGGATCATGAATTTGAGTCTATACCATCCCAATTCATAAATTCTTTGTAAGTCTATGAAATATTGAGCAGAGTATTCTGTTCGAAATGAACCATATGGAATAGCCAAAGGCTAAAATGCCCAGCGTAAAAACAACAATCAGCAAGTCCGTCTGTGACATCTTATTATCCATTTGCAGTAGCAGGTTTTGAGAAAAGATAGTTCAAAGCTGGCATATAGACAACATAATCACTAAGTGAAACCAATATAAGGGGCTCAAAGGTGACTGGTTTCCCCCCCCTCTGTGTTCCTGATTGATAGTTAAAACCTCTATTGATCAGATTAGCGAATAAAACTACTGTATATAAAAACAGTGTGCGCCGGGAGACCGGTAAAGATCAAGGGGTGAAAGTCCCCGACCATTGAAGGACCAGCAATCCACAGGGTCCCTGAGTCATGCGTTGTATACCGTGAGGTATGGGGCGAA